GAATAGAATGGGTTGACGAAGGGATTCTCGACGACAGTCCATGGCTCTGACCTCTCTACGATGTCGTTTCTATCTATGGCTGCTTCTTCCTCTGGTGCAGCCTCTGGTTCTGGTTGAGGATCGGGAGCGAAACGTGGTGCTATGCGGTCAGCCATCGCTGCGCTACTGCCATCGGTGGTGTCTCCTACAGATGCTCTATCCACAACACGAGCAAGTTCCCTATCGTATTGATCACGATGGAGGGGTTCTCTAATGGGCTTATTCGTCCTATTATTGGTTCTCCAATCCTTGCCCCTTTCAATGTCTGATAGGAATCGCATAGTCCTCTCTTCCTCCTTCTTGCGCCGACCAGAAAGGAAATCACCAATTAGGCCCTTCTCTATGTCTTGGCGGATTGCTAGGGTCGATGCCAGTTCTTCGGCCTTAGTATAATCTCCCTGTGCGTATGCCTGTAATTGCTCATTGCCCTTTTTTCTTTGGTATGCGTTATAGCCGCCTCGCATTAATCCCGACAGACCTCCTGTCGCTAGATTTGACAGAACACCTGTTCCAAAGCCACCCTTTGTTTTTGATCGCTCCTGAGCGTTTGCGGCCAATGCCTCTTGTGCTGTGTTGCTTCCACCTGTGCCACCAGCACCAGCACCAGCACCAGCACCGCCAGCACCTGCACCACCTCCGCCACTCGCGCCTCCAACATTGACATTCATGGTTTGGGCATTGGCGTTCATATTCGCACCGGGGGTGTTTCCAGAGGTATTCATGGTGTTCTCCAAAGCACCACCGCCTTGCCAACCACCGGGCATCATGATATTTCCTGCGTTCGCGCCGCCACCTGTGCTATTGCCACTTGCGGGATCGGCTGCTTGTGGTGTGACCTTTGTCTCATTAGTCTGCGTCACCTCACCTGTTGCCCCATCTGTTGAAGTGGTCTGAGTCTCTTCGACATCGGGAACACCATTGCCATCTGCATCGCCCGGAGTAGGTGCGGGCTGTCCCTCTGGATTCCACCCATACGCTGCCTGTTGTTTCATCCCTCCCATTAGATTCGATGTTTTGGCATTTTGCTGATTCTCATCATATGTTCGCCTCATATTTTTAGTCTGCTGCGCTCCAAGTTTGGTTCTTGATTGCTGTCCTGCTTTAGCAGTTCCCACAAGTCCTTGCTCCATGAGTCCGCTAAGTCCGCCTTCTTTGAGGCCAGCCATGAAATTGCCTGTCCGAGTTCCAACACCGGGGAGGTATGCCCCTCCTCTGTTAGCACCGCCTTGAGAACCATGCTTCACGCCTTGGTATGCCCCTTGAACCTGACCGGGTAATTGCGAGGCCATGTTCATTG